ATCTACTGCGATGAGACTGACGGCTACGAATATACGAATGAAGGCCACCCGGTAAACCTGCTGTGGCAACGTGCGGCGACCTTTTCTGAGCAACGAAAGCTGCTTGTCACCTCTACGCCGACTATTAAGGGCGCGAGTTTTGTAGAATCTAGCTATCAAGACGGCGATCAGCGCCAATATTACATCCCTTGCCCTCATTGCGAGGAAAAACAGACCTTAAAGTGGTCAAATGTTATTTGGGATAAAGATGATGAAGGAAATCACCTACCAGAGACGGCAATGTATGTTTGCGAGCATTGCGGCGGTACTCTTTCTGACAATGACAAGCGTTTAGCTCTAAAACGGGGTGAATGGCGAGCATCAAAGCCGTTTACAGGCCATGTTTCGTATCATTTAAGTGAACTTTACTCATCGTTTCGCCGATGGAGCGACATTGTTCGCTCATTCCTAGAGAAAAAGGCGAATAACGATATTCAGTCGTTCACAAACGTATCTTTAGCAGAGACCTACGATGGTGGTGGGGATCAAATTGATGAAATGGACTTAGCCGAACGCCGTGAGGACTTTGGCGATCTGATTCCTGATGAAGTTATCGCCATGTTTGCTGGCGTGGACGTTCAGGATAACCGTCTTGAGGTGTCGATTATTGGATTTGGTCGAGATGATGAGGCGTATGTGCTTGCCCATGAAATTCTCTACGGCGATCCATCGACTCCGCAGCTCTGGACAGCACTCTCATCAATACTATTCCAGACGAAGCAAACCTATTCTGGCAGAAATATCGGTATTCGGGCAACGGCGATTGACTCAGGCGGTCACTTCACTAACTCGGTTTATCAATATGCCAAGAATAATGCTGGCAAACGGGTATTTGCGATAAAGGGTGTCGGTGGCGAAGGAAAGCCGATTGTCGGTCGCCCAAGTAAGAATAATGTGGCTCGCTGCCCACTCTTCCCGGTTGGCGTTGATACTACGAAGGACTTGCTGTTCACTCGACTCAAGATAAAAGAGCCGGGTGCAGGTTACGTTCACTTCAACGACACGCTGAATGATGAGTATTTCCGGCAGCTCACCGCAGAGAAGATTGTCACGAAGATGATTCGTGGCTTTGCTCATCGGCAGTTCCAGAAAATGCGCCCCCGAAATGAGGCATTGGACTGTTTCGTTTATGCGATGGCTGCGTATGCGATCACCAATATCAACATCAATGCGCTGGCAGATCGGGTCGAGCATGAAGACCGAGAAGAGGAAAAAGTTGAGCCGAAGGCAGTAGCCCCGAAAAAATCTTTTGTGCCAAAGACTAATAAGGGTTTTGTCAATAGTTGGCGTTAGTGCTACCTTACGTTTATCATGCGCCTAATATCATTTCGGGGTAGCACATGGCAAATCTTTTTGATGCGACAAACGCACCAGAAGGCGTAACAACAGAAATCGTTGTTGGCGACTTTATACAATTCAAACGATCTGACTTAGTTGCTGACTATCCTACGGATGAATACACGGCGACCTTAGTTGCCCGTAAGGTTGGCGCAAGCACTGACGAGATTCAAATCGAGGCGACAGGGCAAACAACCCACTTTCTATTTACCGCATCAAGCTCAACGACTGCCGGTTATGCCGCTGGCTCATACAACTGGCAGCTAGAGATTGTTCAAGATAGTTCTAGCAACAGAGCTGTTGTCGATAAGGGTGATTTCGTTATCACGGCTGATCTTGATGTTGACCAAGCTGATATTCGCACACACGCAGAAATTACACTTGGTAAAATTGAGTCCTTAATTCAAGGCAAGGCTGATAATGACGCGCAAGAGTATTCGATTGCCGGTCGTCAGTTAAAGAAATACAGCTTCAATGAGCTTTTGAGTTTGCGTGATTACTACAAGAAAGAAGTTGCCAAAGAGAAAGCAGAGCGCGACATCAAACAGGGTCGTAAAAGCTCTTCAACTGTCAAAGTGAGATTTATGTAATGGGAATGTTTGACATCTTCAAGCCTAAAAAAGGCAATGCCCTAAATAAACCACTTCAGTTTAAGCGTTCCTATGCTGCGGCAAATACAGGTCGATTGTTTAATGACTTTGTAGGCTCAACAGCATCATCTGACGCTGAGTTAAATGTCGCTTTACCTAAGCTGCGTGAGCGAGCAAGGGATTTAGCGCGTAACAACGAATATGCTCGCCGATATTTCGATTTAATGAAGACAAATATCGTAGGAGACAGGGGCTTTCAACTTCAGGTTAAAGCCCTTGATTCTGTAGGAAACCTAGACCAATCAGGTAATGATGCGACTGAAAAGGCTTTTGCTAACTGGGCAAGAATGGGTAATTGCACCGTTGATGGCAAGATGTCGTGGGTGGATGCACAGCGATTGGCTATTGAATCTCTCGCTCGTGATGGTGAAGCCTTTATTATTCTTCATCGTGGCTCTAGTTTTACTGATTCTTTTGCTATTGAGTTTATCGAGCCAGATCAGGTCGATGTTACCCTGAATAAGAAACTCGATGGTGGCAATGAAATCCGCATGGGTGTTGAGCTAGATAAGTTCAAGAAGCCAGTTGCGTATTACATCCAGACTAACCACCCAGGAGATGCAGGTTATGTCACATTGACCGCTTCACCTAAGCACCGCCGTATTGAAGCATCTAAGGTAGTGCATCTGTATAAACATCTTCGTGCAGGTCAGACCCGTGGCGAACCGTGGCTTGCTTCTGCGATCCCTGCATTAAAGCAGTTAGGCGCTTTGCGTGAGGCTGCGGTCATTAACGCCCGTATCGGTGCATCTAAAATGGGCTTCTTTACCTCACCTTCTGGTGATGGTTTTGTCGCAGATGATTTGGATAATAATGTTCCAATCATGGAAGCCGAACCCGGTACTTTTCATCAGCTCCCGCAAGGCGTTGACTTCAAGACATTCAATCCTGATTATCCAGCGTCAGAGTTTGATTCGTTCCACAAGTCAGTATTGAAAGGCATTGCCTCTGGTATGGGCGTTTCTTATACCTCGTTATCGAATGACCTTGAATCGACTTCTTACTCATCGATTCGTCAAGGTGCATTGGAAGAGCGTGACAACTATCGCAACAACCAAGCCTTTATGACTGAGCATTTTGTACGCCCAATCTACGAAGCATGGCTATCGGCTGCGATGGAGATGAACACATTTGGCATCCCGGTACGTCAATATGAGCGTTTCCGTGATGCGTCCACATTTAGAGGCAAGGCTTGGTCTTGGGTCGATCCATTGAAAGAAATGAATGCAGCAGTAACCGGATTGAAGGCAGGTGTCATGTCTCTACAGGATGTTGCAAGTCAGTATGGTAAAGACGTTGAAGAGCTAATGAGTCAGATTGCCCGTGATAAGGAGCTGGCGGCGCAGTTTGGCGTGGCTTTCGCGTATGAGCCGTATGGCGCTACTTTGTCGCCAGTTCCACCAGAAGGATATGACAATGGCGAAGGTTGATACGAAACCTAGCGATGGCATGGTGTCTGAGGCTAAGCGGGGCTTAGCTTGGCGTGAAGAATTTGGTCGTGGTGGTACTGAAGTTGGTATCGCACGCGCACGCGACATCTCAAATCGCAAGAGCCTATCTAAAGAAACGATTAACCGCATGGTGAGCTTCTTTGCTCGACATGAAGTGGATAAGAAAGCTGAGGGTTTTCGCCCCGGTGAGAAAGGTTATCCATCTAACGGTCGTATTGCGTGGGCTTTATGGGGCGGTGATGCCGGTAAATCTTGGGCTAAAAAGAAGCAAGGGCAGCTTGATAAAGATAGATCAAGCGAGCAGAATGCTGAAAATGTACTAGATAGTTTATCTGAGGATGAACCTATGAATGATGTAGAAACTGAAATTACCGAAGACGTTGTAGCGGAAGTTGCTGAAGAAGTGACTGAAGAAACTACCGAGGAAACGATTGATGCACGCGATTTGGGTATTGGTATCGAGCATCGTGCGACTGCACTTGATGTATCACCAATCAACTCAGATAAGCGCACTGTGCAAATCGCTGTATCTAGCGAAGAGCCAGTTGAGCGTTCATTCGGTAAAGAAATCTTAGAACATAGTTCAGAAGCGATTGACTTGTCATTCCTAGCTTCTGGACGCGCACCATTGCTGTTGGATCACGATCCTGAGAAGCAAATTGGTGTAATCGAATCTGTAGACCTAGATAGCTCGGCGCGTAGACTGCGTGCGACAGTGCGTTTCGGAAAGAACGGACTTGCTAAAGAGGTCTTCGATGATGTCACTGATGGCATTCGCGCTAATATCAGCGTGGGTTACAGCATTGACAAATTGGTTCGTAAAGATGATGCGTATATCGCTAAGTCTTGGCGACCAATGGAAGCGAGCATTGTATCTATCCCCGCTGATGTGACAGTTGGCGTGGGTCGGTCTGGCGACACTTCAAAACCAACACCCCCTATTGAAATTAAGGAGACTGAAATGTCAGAAGTTGAAAAAACTGTTGACGTTGAAGCGGTGAAGGCTGAAGCAGCTAAGACCGCACAGCGTAATGCAGCAGACATCGTTGCATTGGGCGCACGCCACAACCAATCTAAAATGGCTGAGAAAGCTATTGCAGATGGCCTATCAATCGAAGAGTTCCGTGGTGAGCTACTTGAGAAGATTGGTTCTGAGCGTGCATTGGAAACTCAAGAAATTGGCTTGACCAAAGAAGAAACTAAGCGCTTCTCATTGATGCGTGCAGTAAACGCTTTGGCTAACCCACATGACCGCGCAGCTCAAGAAGCAGCTAAGTTTGAATTTGAATGTTCAGAAGCAGCAGCTAAGCAATACGGTCGTGCAGCACAAGGCATCATGCTTCCTGCGGAAGTATTGAAGACTTGGAAGCGTGATTTGAACTCTTCAGACGAAGCATCATTGTTCACCGATGATTATCGTGGCAATGAGTTCATTGATGTACTTCGCAACGCATCATCTGTAATGCGTGCTGGTGCTCGCGTGATGAACGGTTTGTCAGGCGATGTGAAGATTCCTAAGAAAACTGCTGCTGCGTCTGCTGCGTGGATCGCAACTGAAGGCGGCGCTGCGTCTGAGTCAGAAATGACTGTAGGCTCAGTGAGCATGACTCCAAAGAGCTTGGGTGCATACACTGACATCACTCGTCAGTTGATGATCCAATCTTCAATGGACGTTGAAGCTCTTGTTCGTGACGACCTAGCACAAGCGTTGGCATT